GAGTAAAGCAAGCTGATGGTAATGACGAAGAAAAAGCAGAAACAGAAACATCATCTGATGCACCTGGAACTGAAGGCGACGAAGATACAGTCGTTGATAAGTTAACAGAGAATGAAGATGAAGAAGAAGTACCTTCAGAGACGTATGAAGGCGAAGAAGAAGAAGAATTAGCAGCTGAACCAGTTGCTGAAGAAGAAGAATCTGAACTAGATGCTGAACTTGAAGAAATTATTAAAGAATTAGAAGCTGAAGACGAAGAAGGTGTCGCTGCTGAAGATGAAGATTTAGAAGCTGAACCAGTTGCTGCTGAAGATGAAGAATTAGAAGGCGAACCAGTTGCTGTTGAAGATGAAGAATTAGAAGCTGAACCAGTTGCTGCAGAAGAAGAAGAAATAGATTTAGAAGAAATCATCAGATCTCTTAGAGAAGAAGATGACGAAGACGAAACTGTTGATGAATCTGAAGATGGTATGGAAGGTGAAGGTGAAGTGGTTGATGACTTAAAAGAAAAATTAGGAGAAGCTTATTCTACTATTCGATCTTTAAAAGGAACAATCAATGAAGTGAATCTATTAAATGCTAAACTTTTATTCTCTAACAAATTGTTCCGTTCTCATAACTTGACTGAAGGTCAAAAAATGAGAGTGATTGAAACATTTGATAGAGCTGCAAATGTAAGAGAAGTTAAATTAGTATTCTCAACATTAGCTGAATCATTAAGTGCAGGTGCAACAAGAAAATCAACTTTAAGAGAAAGTTTTGCATCTAAAGTTTCAAAATCAACAAAACCAGCAAAAGCTGTAATAGTTGAAGCTAACCAATTCAATAATAGAATGAAAAAATTAGCAGGATTGCTATAACAAAAAATTTTAGGAGAAAAAAAAATGTCAAACAACATTTCAAATTTATTAGACTCGGCTGGAGCTAAACACTCTAACCAGTTAGCCCAAACAAGAGGATTAGTCTCTAAATGGGAAAAAACAGGTCTTCTTGAAGGAATTGGACAAGAGTACGACAAGTCAGGAATGGCTGTACTTTTAGAAAATCAAGCTCGTCAACTTATTGATGAAGCTTCGTCAACTTCCGCAGGGGCCGCAAACAAAGAACAATGGTCAGGCGTTGCATTGCCACTAGTACGTAGAGTATTTGGTGAAATCGCAGCAAAAGACTTTGTTAGTGTACAACCAATGAACCTTCCATCTGGACTTGTGTTCTTCTTAGACTTCAAATATGGAGATACTGTAGAAGATACAGCTGGATACCCTACACCATTCGTTGCAGGAAACGATATTATGGGTAATACATCTGGTTCAAATCTTGAAGCTGCTGGTGGTCTTTATGGCGCTGGAAAATTCGGATATACTTTACCTACTGGTAATATAGCTGTAGCTCCAACTGCAGAAGCATCAGCTTCTTGGGCGGAAGTAGGATTTAACGCTGACCTTTCAGCTTCAATTGCTTTAGGTGAAATTAAGAAAATGACTTATACTACAGCAAATTTAACTGATGCATCAGGACTTACAGTTGATTTAGATGCTGTTGGTGGTATTTATGTTTCAGGAACAAATGTATATGGTGGTGATGGAGGAATAGCAAACACATCTTATGCAGATGCTACTTATGGTGAATATGCTAATGTAGTTGATGGTCAAGCTGTTGTTTTTGTAAGAACAGTAACTCTTGCAGGAATTGCTGATCCAACTATTGGCTCTGCAAACGTATTATTCCCAATGTCAACAACTGCTGATGATAGATCAGATTTTGAATTCACTGGTGACCCAGATGGTACTTTAGCTGCTCAAGATGTAGAAATTCCACAAGTAGATGTAGAATTAAGAAGTGAAGCTATTGTTGCGAAAACTCGTAAACTGAAAGCTGCATGGTCTCCTGAGTTCGCTCAAGACTTAAATGCTTATCATTCAATCGACGCAGAAGCTGAATTAACTTCTATGTTATCTGAATATATTTCAATGGAAATTGATTTGGAAATCTTAGATATGTTAATTACTGGTGCTAATACTGTTGACTACTGGTCAGCTGCTCTTGGTGAAGTATATAATTCAGGTACAAATGCATTTGTTGCTCCAACAGCAGCAGAAGCTTATACTCAGTTCTCTTGGTTCCAAACTTTAGGTACGAAAATACAAAAAGTTTCGAATAAGATTCACCAAAAAACTCTTAGAGGTGGTGCAAACTTTATCGTGTGTGGACCAGATGTTGCTACAATCATCGAGTCTATCCCAGGATATTCTAGTGATACTGATGGAAACCAAACTTCTTTCGCAATGGGCGTTAAGAAAAGCGGTGCTTTAGCTAACAGATTTACAGTTTACAAAAACCCTTACATGAAGGAAAACACTTTATTGTTAGGATTTAGAGGAACTCAATTCCTTGAAACTGGTGCTGTTTATGCTCCATACATTCCGTTAATCATGACTCCACTTGTTTATGACCCAACAAACTTTACGCCTAGAAAAGGTGTAATGACTAGATATGCTAAGAAAATGGTTCGTCCAGAATTCTATGGTAAAATCTATGTTGCAGGTTTAGACAGAGTGTAATTATTGTACATTTAGTATAATTTATTTATTAAAGAGGAGCTAAGAAATTAGCTCCTTTTTTTTATGTCTTGATATTTATAGTAAAGAATTGGAGGTTATTATGTCAAGAGATTTTATAAACGGTAAAAAAAATAATAAAAAAGGATATAGATTCTTACTTTCACTAAATGAAGAGCAAAAATTAGCAAAAGCCCAAATTTTACAAAATGATGTTTCCATTATACTTGGAAAAGCTGGAAGTGGTAAAACACTATTAGCCTGTCAAATTGCTCTTCATGGATTATTAGAAAAAAGATATACAAAGATTATTGTTACGCGTCCAACAATTAGTAAAGAAGATTTAGGACACCTTCCTGGAAATATGGAAGAAAAGATGAGTCCTTGGGTAGCACCAATATACGGAAACATGCACCAACTACTTAGAAAAGAAAGAGTAGAAGCAATGATATCGAAAGGACAGATAGAAATTGTACCTGTAAGTTATATGAGAGGTCGAACTTTTCTAAATAGCTGCGTAATAGTTGATGAATGTCAAAACTTAGACCATGAACAAACACTTATGATTCTACAGAGAATAGGTCTACATAGTAAAATGATGTTTTGTGGAGATACTGACCAAGTAGACTTAAAAAAGAATGAAAATAGTGGCTTAGGATTTTTAAGAAATGTAAAAAATGTTAAAGGTTTACACACAATAGAGCTATTAACAAATCATAGGCATCCAATTTTAGAATATATATTAAACTACTATAAAAAGTATAAATTTAATGAATAATTCTGATATTTATATATGAATTATTAAACATAAATGGTAGAAAAATAACATGGCACAACACATCCCAATATGGCCCGGATCTGAATCAATAGCTTACTCATCTGTTGCTGGAAATACTCCATTTGGATTATATGACTCCAATTCCACATATTGCACAGCATCTGTTAAAACTGCAGATTGGTGTGCAAAACGATTAGGTTATCCAATTGTAGATATAGAATTACAAGATATAAATTTCTTTGCAATATTTGAAGAAGCCGTTACTGAATATAGTTCACAAGTAAATTACTATAATATAAAGGAAAACCTTTTAACTTTAAAGGGTACCCCAACTGGTAGTAATCTTACTCACCAAGAAATAACACCATCCCATGGTAGACTAATAACAATAGCAAAAAGCTATGGTACAGAAGCTGGAAGTGGTGGAGATACAACATATTATAGTGCATCCATACAAGTATCAGCATCTGTACAATCATATGATTTAACAGATACTAATGTTCATACATATACAGGTGGGGGAATGTTTGGAGAATCTCAAGATGTAGCTACTTATATACAAGATGGTAATTGGGAAGTTAGGCGTGTATTTTTTGAAGGTACTCCTGCAATGACAAAATATTTTGACCCTTATGTAGGAACAGGATATGGAAGCGACCATTTACTAGATGGATTTGGAATGGGTAATTATAGTCCAGCAGTAAATTTCCTTATGATGCCAATGTATGACGATCTTCTTAGAGTTCAAGCTATAGAATTTAATGATATGATTAGAAAATCTGGATATAGTTTTGAATTGAGAAATCAAAAGCTTAAGATTTTTCCTAAACCAACTAGTGCATTTAAGTTATGGATAGAATATGTTAAATTAACAGAAAAAATCGATCCTTTGAAACATGGTTCTATACAAAATACTATATCTGATTTTTCAAACGCAACATACGACAATATGTCATATTCAAATATAAATGACCCAGGAAAACAATGGATTAGAAAATATACTTTAGCATTAGCAAAAGAATTATTAGGAAATATACGGAGTAAATATGGAAGTATTCCAATACCAGGAGCTGACGTAAATCTTGATGGAGACACATTAAGAAGTGAGGCAGCATCTGAAAAAGAAAATTTAATAAGTCAATTAAGAGAAGACCTTGAAGCAGCATCAAGAAGAAATCTTTTAGAAAGACAAAAAGAAGAATCTGAATTCATGAATGATACAATGAATAAAATTCCGTATGGAATCTATATAGGGTAATTATGGCATTATTTGGTGGATCAAGAGATATAAGCTTATTTAGAACTCTTAATAGAGAACTAATAAATGGATTAGTAGATACAGAAGTAGATATTTTCAAAACCTCTATATATGATGTTGATGATAATTTATATGGCGAAGCAATAAATAAAATATATAAACATGGTATACGTGCACATTGTTTAATAACACATGATGACCAAGAATGGGATGCTAGCGAATTTGGTATGGATGTTAACCAATCTACTACTTTCTCATTCTTAAGAGATGACTTATTACCTCCAGGAGCAATTGGCATACCCGCAGCAAATGTAGTATTAGAAGTTGGAGATATAATTTGGTGGAATAATATTTATTGGGAAATAGATTCAACAAATGAAAATCAATTTATTGTTGGAAAAAACCCAGACCATGACTTAGGTAATAAAAGAGAAATATTAGATACTAGCGGTAATTCATCTATGTATATATCAGCATCAGATGCAGGTATACCTCAAGATAGTCAAGAAGATTTTGGTTCGAGTTTTTCAATTATATGTACAACTCACCAAACAAGAAAAAGTAAAGTTCAATTTGAAAATATAAGAGAAGGCTATAAATTAGGCCTTTATAACGAATAATTATGACCTACACAAGACAACATACAGATACATCTGGAAAAGTCATATCTAAAGATAGAGGTAATCAACTACAGAGAATTGATACGGTTAAAGATATAAACGTAGGATTATATGATGTAGATGAAGCAATCTATTATTATCTTGAAAATGTTATTCAACCAAGAATTAAAGAAAACGAAAAAGAAATTAGAGTACCTATAATGTATGGTTCTCCTGAAAGATGGAAGTCTGTACAAAAAAGTGGAGTTTTTAGAGATAAAACAGGCAAACTACAGTTTCCAATTTTAATGTATAGAAGAACTGGTATAGAAAGAATAGATGGATTCAGAAAACTTGATGCAAATAATCCAAATTTATTTTATACAGTGACTAAAAGATATAGTAAAAGAAATAGATATGATAATTTTAGTGCTTTAGTAGGAAGAAACCCAAGCTCAGAATCATATAATATAGTTATTCCTGATTATGTAAAACTTACATATGATTGTATACTTGTAACAGAGTTTATTTCCCATCAAAATAAAGTATTAGAAGATATAAATTATGCTTCAAATTCTTATTGGGGAAAAGATAATTACTTTAAGTTTTTAGCTAATATGACTTCATTTGATTTAGCTAATGATTTAGAGCATGGAAGCGATAGAGGTGTACGAGCAACATTTGCAATAGAAATGAATGGATATATAATACCAGATAATTTACAAAAAGATATGACACAATTTAATAAAAAATCTTATGGTGTTGCAAGAGTAATAATGGGTAATGGAATACATGGAGATCTTAGTTCACTGAACCAAGCACTAGGACAAGCAGGACAAACAGGAATAAAACAAACAGGAATAGGAAATAAATCTAGTTATTATAATGAAGGTAAATATAAGTCCGGCGGTATGATACCTAAACTAGATATTTTGAAAGGTCACGGACAAAAAGAATAATTATTAACTTAAATAATAGGAGGTTATAATATGGCAATATTAACACAAGATGAGAAACAAAAACTTGATACTCATAGAGCTGAAAAAGCACAACAAAAACAAGAAAATTCAAGCAATGAAAAAAAATTTACAGATGAAGAATTAAGCAGTATATCATCAATAAAACAAAATTATGATAGCATAACATTAAGGATGGGACAATTGCATTTTGAATTATCGGCTTTACAAACAGAAAAAGAAAATTTAAACGATGCTTTCCAAGAAAATAGAAAGTCAGAAGTTGAATTTGCACAAACATTAACAACAAAATACGGAAAAGGATCTTTAGATATTGAAACAGGAATATTTACCCCATCAGATGGAATTTAGGACTATTCCTGTATATTTATATATAGATAAATAGTGGATAGAAACAATCTATACAATACAATAGAGGAGAAATAAAACATGGCTGAAAGAATAGTTAGTCCTGGTGTTTTTACACAAGAAAATGACTTATCATTTTTACCAGTAGGAATTGGTGAAATTGGTGCGGCAATTATTGGTAGAACCGAAAGAGGTAGAGCATTTGAACCAGTTGTAGTTCGTTCCATGGCGGATTTTGAATTACAATTTGGATCAAACACAGCTGGTACGTATGTACCATACACAGTAAAACAATATATTAAAAGTGCAGGAAGCGTTACTATTGTAAGAGTTCTTGGGTTAGATGGATATTCATTAAACAACCAAGTATTTTTAACAGCATCTGGTTCATCAACTGGACCATCTGGTTCTACAGTTAATGCAACAACTGACGGATACTTGTTAGGAGTAATTCATGCTTCAGCCCTTTTAGCTACTCAACAAGAAACCCAAATTACATTTGGTACTCCATCTGGAGGAACATATGCTTCTGGAGCAATAACATTACCTGAAGATACAGCTGGAACTGGTTTATTTGTACAGAATAACTATGAACTACAAATTGGTGATGGTGGAAATAATGAATATAGATTTATAGCTCATGGCGGTACAGCTCCTGCTGACGGCCTAAATACTTATGGTCCATTCTATTTCTTAACTGGTTCAAGCATGGCAGCTACCGCTATAACTTTAGCAGCTGAAATTACTGCACACGCAGGAACATTCGTAACAGTTAATGCTATCTCTGAGAGTATTCAATTTACATCTTCTCTTATTGGTTTAGCAGGAAATACTTATACAGTACAGTCTGGATCATCTGCTGGTGTTCCAACAAACTGTTTAACAAATGGATATGGTGCAGAGATTACTACTCTTGGTGGTGGTACTGCTCAAGTTGGAGTTGCAACTGCTCTTGATAGCGCATTAACTAGTACAGGTACAATGCAATTACAAACATTTAAAGGAGCTACTTCAGTAACTTGGTCATATGATAAAACAAATTCATGCTATTGGCCAAATCAATTAATGGGAAGTCCTGGTATTCATATACCAGCAGCTAGCAGAACAGCAGCTAATATGGAAGACGCGTACATGTATTCTATATTTAATTCTCAATCTTATGGCGCATCCGCAAATAATACAGGTGGAGGTTACGGCTTTTCTAAAGCTTCTGCTTCTCTTGGATCTGTTAATTTCACTGCGGCAACTGCAACAAGTACAAATACAATGACTTCTGGTAAAGAATATACAGCAGGTGCTACTCCTTGGGTTGTTTCTCAAACTATAGGAACATCAAACTCCCCATTATTTAAGTTCCATACACTATCACACGGTAATACTTCAAATGTAATGTGTAAGGTTAGTATATTAAGTATTAAGGCAGCTGGTTCTATAACAGGAATAGATTATGGAAGCTTTACAGTTGTTGTTAGAAAATTTGATGACACAGATAATAAAGTTGTTGGATTAGAATCGTATGCAAACTTAAGTTTAGACCCTAATTCACCTAATTATATTGGAAGACGTATTGGAGACAAATATAAGTCTTATGATACTAATGGTAAACTAATTATAACTGGTGATTATAGTAATCTTTCTAAATATATTAGAGTTGAAGTACATGAAAATGTTAAAAATGCTGTTTATTCAGATCAGTTAGTACCATTTGGTCACGAAGCTTATTTATCTCCATTTGTAGAATTACAATCTGCAGGAGATGATGGTTATGGTTCATACCCTCAAGCAGCCTTAGTAACGTCAAGAAGTATATCTACTAATACAACAACATATTTTGGATTTAATTTTAATGAAGCAGTACTTAATAATGGTATGAAAAATTATTTAGCTCCAATTAGTGATACTGGAAATGTTGGTTTCAACTCTTCTTTCTTATTATCAGAATGTACTGATGGTAATGAAGGTGGAGAAATAACAGTAAACAGTACATTACACAAGAAAAGATTTAGTTTAGGTTTCCAAGGTGGATATGATGGTGTTAATCCAGCTACTCCAATAAATGTTGGACTAGACCTTTCATCAACTAATACATTCGGACTAAGTTTCGCAAATACTTCAGCTGATGGTTATACAGCATACAAAAAAGCATTAGATACTGTAACTAATCCAGATGAAATTGATATTAACCTTATAGTTCTTCCAGGTGTATTATCTCAAAATGCTACAAACATTGTAGATAAAGTAATTACAGTATGTGAAGATAGAGGTGATTGTTTCTATGTATTTGATGGAGTAAATTCATTAAACGGAGACAATGTAGCAGCTGCTAACGCACAAGCAAACTTATATGATACTAACTATGCTGCAATGTATTATCCATGGATAAAAATATTAGATGCAACTGTAAATAAATTTGTATGGGTTCCGCCATCGGTAGTAATACCTGGTGTATATTCGTACAATGATAAAGTTGCTTTCCCATGGTTCGCACCTGCAGGATTAAATAGAGGAAGTTTAGGAAGTGTATTGGATGTATATACAAGATTAACTCATTCAGAAAGAGATGACTTATATGAAGCTAAAGTTAATCCAATTGCAGTCTTCCCTAATACTGGTGTATGTGTTTGGGGCCAAAAAACTCTACAAACTAAACCATCTGCATTAGACAGAATAAACGTAAGAAGATTGTTGATAAAGCTTAAGAAATTTATAGCTTCTTCTACAAAATACTTAGTATTCGAGAATAATACAACAGCAACAAGAAATAGATTCTTAAATATTGTTAACCCATATTTGGAAACTGTACAGCAACAACAAGGATTATATGCATTTAAAGTTATTATGGATGAATCAAATAACGGTCCTGAAGTAGTTGATAGAAACCAAATGGTTGGTGAAATATTCTTACAGCCTGCAAAAGCTGCTGAATTTATCATCATTGATTTCAATATAATGAGAACTGGTGCATCATTCGAAGAATAAAATTTAAAGAAGAAGATATTTATATACAAGAATAGGAGAAAAATAAATGGCAAATCTAGTCGATCCAAATGAAATAATGTTCACGGCCTTCGAGCCCAAACAGCAAAATAGATTTATATTCTATGTTGATGGAATTCCAGCATATTTAATAAAAACTGCTGCTAGACCAAAATTAGCAACTGAAGCGTTAGAATTACAACATATGAATGTTTCAAGATATGTAAAAGGTAAAACTACATGGGAAACAATTGATCTAGTATTATATGACCCAATTGTACCATCAGGTGCACAAGCTGTAATGGAATGGGTAAGACTACACCACGAATCAGTAACAGGTAGAGATGGTTACGCAGATTTCTATAAGAAAGATGTGACAATCAACGTACTTGGACCTGTAGGTGATAAAGTAGAAGAATGGACTGGTAAAGGTGCATTGATAACTTCTGCAGACTTTGGAGCAATTGATTGGACACAAACAGCAGCTGCAAATGAAATTACTATAACTATTCAATGCGATTATTGGATATTACAATACTAAAATACAGTTATTTTATATAATTTAAGAAATCCCTTACAAATAGTTTGGGATTTTTTATTATATTTTGCAAGACATATATATTTATATACGTTATGAACAAACAATACATGGAGATAAAGTTATGTCAAAAGAAATAAACCCAGATTATCCTGGAACAACAAGATTATCAGATGAAGAATTAAAAAATCAAGTTATACAAAACTCAGCTGCCCCAATAAAAAAGGCAGCAAAAGAGTCAAAATTCCCAACAGAAATTATAGATTTACCATCAAAGGGTGTACTATACCCTGAAGGTAACCCTCTAGCTGAAGGTACAATTGAGATAAAATATATGACTGCAAAAGAAGAAGATATTCTTACATCTCAAAATTTGATAAAAAATGGAACAGTTATTGATGTTTTATTAAAAAACTTAATAGTTAGCCCTATAAATTATAATGATTTATTGGTTGGCGATAAAAATGCTATAATGATTGCAGCCAGAGTATTGGCTTACGGTAAAAATTATGAAGTAGAAGTAACGAATTCAAATGGTGGTAAACAAAAAGAAGTAGTTGATTTAACTCAATTTGACTCTAAAGAAGTAGATCCTAAATTATATACTAAGGGTGAAAATAGGTTTGAATTTAAGTTACCCGCTTCTAAAAGGACTATCGAATTTAAGTTGCTTACTCATGGTGATGAAAAGAAAATTCAAGACGAAATAAAAGCTAATAAAAAATCTAGAACTAGAATAATGGGTGTTAGTCCAGAATTAAGTACTAGATTAAAATTTATGATTACTTCTATTGATGGTGAACATGATAGAATGGTTATTTCAAAATTTGTTGATAATGAATTTCTTTCTAGAGATTCTCTAGCCTTTAGAGAATACATGAACAACATATCTCCAGATATAGACCTCACATACACATACTATAGTGAAGATGATGGTGAAGAAAATGAAGTCCAACTCCCAATGACCGTCCAGTTTTTTTGGCCTAGGGTCTGAATACAGGCCCATTCTGCACAACATGCTATTTGATATGGCATATCACTCCCAAGGGGGATTCACGTGGGATACATTATATGATATGCCCATACATCTTCGTAGATATTATCTCCAAAAACTTCATGATGCTAAAAAGGCTGAAAAAGAAGAAATGGACAAAGCTAAATCAAAAAGTTCTGCAAGATCCCCTAGAAGGCGATAAAAAACCCCCATCTTCTGATATTTATATACGTAATAATTATGAACATTAGGAGATAATCTATGTCAAAAGAAAAACAAGTCAGAAAAGTAATAAGGGAAGAAATAAAAACAGTATTAAAAGAAGATAATGTTTTAGTAAAATTTCTTCACGGAATATTGGATAATTTAGGTTCTGCAGCAAAAAAACGAGCTGTAAAAAAACTATTGGCCACTAAAGAAATCCAAGATTTAATGAACGATCCAACCCCAAAAACAGATAAATATAATGCAACTTGGGCAAAACTTGCCAAAAAGTATAGTTAGTAGAATAAATCATGGCTAAACCAAAGTTTACAGCAAAAGAGCAAGCTAGTTTAAATAAAGAATTAAACAAGCAAAATCAACTCCTCCAGGCAGCAGCTAAACAAGTTGCAACCATGGGTAAAGAGTATGCTAAATTTGCTGATAAACGTTCAAAAGACGCCAAACAATACAAAAAACATCTAGATGCAGCGCAAGCCAAACTAGATACTATGGCAACAAAGGCTGAAGAAATATCAGATAACTATAAAGATGTAGTTGACTTTGCTAGAGATGTAAATAAAGAACAACGAAATCTTGAAAAAATGATGGCCGACCATGCTAAAGCCCAAGAAAAAGATATCTTGGGGGCCATGGCTCTACAAAAATTTGCAATCCAAAAACAAGCAGTACAAGCAGCCGAAAATGCATTAGCTAAAGGAAATTTAGCTGTAGGCCAAGCAATGACTGCAACAATAGCATTAGATATTGGTATGTTGGAAGAAGTTAAAAGTAGTAATGTAGATATTGCTGGTTTATATGAATCTCAAGACCAAATTCTAACAGAAATGGCAACCGCCCATGCTGAAGAAATTGAAGCTCTCCAATCAAGTGGAGCTAGTCAACAAGAAATATTATCAAAACAAGCCGAACAAAAAGTTGAACAAGAAGAAATACTGGATTTATTTTCTAAACAGGTTGATGCTGCAGTAGAAATGAATACTAAAATGTCTAAAAAAAATATAATTGGAATAGAAACTAGAGATATACTTGCCGAGCAAAATGAACTGTTTACAGAACAACAGGGGTTGATAGATGACCTTAAAAAGAAGGCAGCAAAATATATTGGAATATTTAGTAATGGTCAATTAGCATTTGCATTTATAGCTAATCAAATCGGCCAATTTTCTAGAGAAATGAGAGATTTTGCAAACTCATCTGGTGTAAGTTTAGGTACCTCAGCAAAAATGGTTGGCCAATCAAAATTAGTAACTGCTCAAATGGTTGGTTTAGGTGTAGCGTCAGAAGATGTACTAGAAGTACAAAAAGCAATGTTGGCAGCAAATGTTTCTATGAAAGATATGTCAACTGAAAATGTCAAACAAGCAACTATGCTTTCAACAAGATGGGGAATGGGAGCAGATGCAGCCGTTGAATTTAGAAAAAACCTAATGGAAATGTCTGGTGGTAGTGAAGATGTAGCTACCCATATGAGTAATAGTGTTGCAGCTTTAGCAAAAGCAAATGATTTAGCTCCTGGAGTTTTAATGGCAACAGTAGCAGACAATACAGAAGAATTTTCAAGATTTGGTAAAAAAGGTTTTGATAATGTAGCAAAAGCTGCAGTTGCAGCAAAAAAATTAAATATAGAATTTAGTTCTCTTGTCAGTGCAGGTAGAGGATTACTTGATATTGAAACTTCAATAGAAGCAGAAATGCAAGCCAGTGTAATGATAGGTAGAGAATTAAATCTTAATGCAGCAAGAGAAGCTGCTCTTAAAGGCGACCATTTAGAAGTTGCAAAACAGTTAACTAAGCAAGTTGGTTCATTAGAAGAATTCCAAAGTATGAATGTTTTACAGCAGCAATCTCTTGCCGACGCAATGGGTATGACAGTTGGAGAACTTGTAAATATCATGGAAAATCAAGGGAAAATAAATGACTTAAGTGAAGCTGGTTTAGAGCACTATAAAGAAACTGGTGAAATTGGCGAACAACAAGAAGGATGGCTAGCTAGAGGATTAATGTTTTTAGGTGAACACGCAGAAGTAACAGCTGCAATTGTTAGTAGTGTTGGAAATTGGAAAGATGAACTTAAAAGTGTTGGTGGATTTTTAGGAAAACTTGGTAAAGGTGTTC